CTCGATTTCTGCTTGGTCCACCCGCTCTTGTTTAGCCTCAACCTCTGCCCATTGACACACCAAGAGATGTGATAAATGGAACAAGGGGAAGGAGCCATAGAGGCCCATAGGCTGCCCAGTTGCGTATCGGATCAGATCATCCCCATTCCAAGGGGATTCAAATCCTCGACGACACACTTCGTCCAAGGCCGCACCATACTTCCCAAATCCAAGGTGCTCAAGCACCCGGATAGAGAAGTCACGAGGAAAGCGATCTGTCGCAGAGGAAAGGTCAGTGCAATAAGCACTATGACCCCTCATTAACAGGTCTTGTACTGCATAGGCACCCTTTACCTGATCCTTTTGACAGGATTGGCTTGGGAACCAATGCTCTGCCATCGACTGCAGTTGGTAATGCAAAGGCATAAAAGCCAGCTGCAACCATGCAGACGGTTGACAGACCACACGGGCTTTGCATCCCTGCTCTTGGATGCATGATACCCTGCCAATTGGCAGGTCACCGTAATAGGTGTCCCATGTAGAGGGAATGCCGGATTGCTCAATACGAGCTTGCAAGACGTTGGGATTTAACCCTTGTCGCTCCAACAGTCCTTCACGGATGACATCCCGGAACTCTTGGCAAGGAGTAATCAACTCCAAGCTTCGAGGTAACCAGGGTTGGGTCATAAATGACCATGCCATCTGGAAGTACGGCATGCTCTTGCCCTCTTTAGACAGCCTCCGCCTCTCGCTACGAACAGCTTGAGGCATAGGAGATTGACTATAATAGTAGGAACAAGAGTGCAGATCGGTGGCATACCGGTCTTTAGTGGGTGGAACCCACTCATGCCCCTCGTGCCGAACCATGAAGTCCTTCATTCCCTTTGGTGCCCGAGCAAGGCACTCGTCAGCGAAGCTGGCGGGGTTTGTTGAACCCTGGTACGGATCCGTAATAGCTGATTCCGCCTTACGGCGCTGTTTCGGTGTAATACCGCCTGTGAGTTGCAGGGAGGTGTAAAACCTCAAAACAGCAGCATATCTACGGATGGCACTAGGCTTTTGGGCGTTCACATAACCAACCACAGCGGGACGGAATGGCCCCTTTGGGGTACCGTCATGCTTGTGGTAGGCGATGCTCTCGTCCTGGTAAAGCCTGATTGCCGCCTCCTTATCTCCATTGCGGAGTAAATTGGCAGCGTTCCATATGGTCTTCATGCGGCTACAAAGCCACTCAGGACCATTCTGGGAGAGAAGTCTCTCAACTTCCTTCTGGTACTGCTTCGCTGCTTTCCCGAGACACGCATGCGCGACGAGACATCCCACGTGACCTTGACTTAAAGTCATAGTAGTCATGATTGGATCACTCCTTTCAATTCTACGGCCTGGGTTACCACGCCTTGCATGGTACCTGGAAAGCACCTGACAAACCGG